TGCCTTCAATATATACTGATTTTTCAGCCGCAAATGATCCGCTACTAACTATCAACAATAGAATTAATATAATATTTTTCATGCTATACCCTATCTAAACAATATGTTACCGCTTATCACACATGGAGCGGCTTCACCGTTTGTTATCCGAAATTTCACATCATTTGCATCAAAGTCTGTTACTTCTGTATTTTCTGTTAGTGTTGAGGATTGAAGAACATCACCATTCGGTTTGCACCAATACAAAGTTGCTTCGGTTATATTTCCTGTTGATGAAGATACCAGAAAATCCACATTTGAATATCCGCCTATATCGTTGAAAAAATACTCTACATAACTACTAGTTGCTATAGATTCGTCGTTAATAATATAAGTTGCTGCACCTCCTGAACGATCAAGCATTGTCCCAAACGCTAGCGTATTAATTAACACTAGCGATATAATACTAATTAATATACTAGATATCTTTTTCATTTCATTATTCCCTCTGCTCTTAATAGGCGGGGGACAATCCCCCGCCCTATATCAATTATTTCTTGTCGTAAGTAACCCACAAACTATTTGCGGCGGTACTTGTTAACACAAACTTATATCTATAGTTAGCATTCCCAACAAAAATAGGATATCCATTATTACTATAATCATATGAATATGTTGATGTATTGGTCTGCGGTAAAACTGACAATGTAGTATATGAGGTAGTTACGCCTGCCGCATCGGCAACCTGCACCGTAAGAGTAGCCGTAGCCACATCTGAATCAGCAACAATACTATATATGTAATACCTCATTCCGCTAGCTTGATTATCAAGCGTTACAGCTGCGCTTGCGTCTCCGCTTGCATTGAATTCGTATTCTGTATATATTTCAGCGTTAACGCCTACCATACATACACAAAACAATAAAGTTAATAATATGTTTTTCATTTGTTTATTTCCTTTCAATATATTCTTTTGTTTCGTCGTTAATATCGACGATTGTCCCAGCATCAACAAAAAGCCCATTAATCATTATCCGATTAACTAATTTCCCTTTTGTTGCTACCTCTTTTGTTTCGTCGTTAATATCGACGATTGTTCCAGCATCAACAAAAAGCCCATTAATCATTATCCGATTAACTAATTTCCCTTTTGTTGCTACCTCTTTTGTTTCGTCGTTAATATCGACGATTGTTCCAGCATCAACAAAAAGCCCATTAATCATTATCCGATCAACTAATTTCCCTTTTGTTGCTACCTCTTTTGTTTCTACTACTTTTTCCATTAATCTATCCTTTCATTAAGTTGCTGCGTTATACTCAACACCTTGAATAGTTACGAATGAAGAGCGGCTATTCGTTGGGATACCTTGCTTGTTAGTCAGGATGAATCTTAATGCAATTTGATCTTCAAGAAAGAAAATGTCTTTGCTTGTATCAATTCTTAATCCACCTTTTTGGTAGAACCTAAACCGGCTCATGTCGGCAAAAATTACAGCGACTTCGTTCTGAGTTGATCTGTCAGTAACACCATTCAATAATCGGTGTAGTGTATCAACGGCCACAATCTTTTTCCCTGTTGCCATATGAATAAAAGCACCGTTAACAATTTCAACAGCTTTTTGATAATGACCGTCAGTTGCTTTTTCTTCTAACAACAACATAAGTTCACGCGAATCCATAAAGAACATTCCGTTTGATCTGCTTTGTGCTGGAGCTGCCAAGAAAGCGTTTGTTAGGTCGATGCTTTCAAGTTTCTTTGATCCATCATAATTCTTGCAATTAAGTGCTGTTACTCCGGTATGGAATCTAACACCGTCAAATGGGTCGAGGTCAACGTCAACCGATGCAACTAATATTTGTGGTTCAAGTAATCTAATTTTTGCATCTGCTGCACCTTCAACGATTTCAGATATGATATTATAGTCAGCCATATCAAGTAACTTTTTAGCCATAGGTACAACACAGCCAGCATCACGGTAGTTAATCTCTTGTTCTGTAATGGTTGGTCTAGTTTGTCCGAATGCCGCATTATCAGTTGCTCTATAAGAGAAATCAAAAGTACCAATACCATTAATCAATGTTTTTTCGTTACCTGATCGAATTTTCATCGAATCAAGTAAGGCTGATTTGGTGTATAGCAGTTTATCAATTTCAGCGTCAAATTCTGGGCGAATTAAATATCCACCAGCTGCATCCGTTCCAGTAATCATACCATCAGAAACGGCTTTAGTGGCATTAACTACACGTTCTTTAATACTGCTAACAAGTCCCATTTCTTTTTGGCTTAAATAGCCTTCTTTTTTTAGTTTGCAGTGTAGGTGTATAGCGTCTACTACGTCTTTTTTCCACTGTACATCAGCATTTTTAACTACTACCCCGCTGTTAAGTGATCCCGACATTTTGACGCCATCAACTTTAGCTTCTAATTCTTTTATTTTTGCTTCAAGTCCAGCTGATTTCTTGTCTGATTCAATTGATCCAAACGCTTCGCCTATACTTTTTGCCGCTTCTACTTCTTGCATAGCTTCGACGATAACAGATTTGATATCTTCTACCGCTTCAACCTCTTTTTTTGCTAGTGCTTCAACTATAGCCGTTTTAATTTCCTCTTGGCTTTTGCCTTCCGCAAGCAATTTTTTGATTAAATCTTTCATTTCTATTGCTCCATTTCGTTCATAATATCAGATATAGCCTTAATGGCTTCTCTGTCTGTCATTTCTGATTGCAAGCCTTTGAGCATTAATAATTGGGTCTCTTTCCCGTCAGGTACTTGGTCGCCGTTCTCAATATCGCCTATAGCTTTTACAACAAAGATTGCTTCTGGATTAGCAGGTACAACAACAATTGACCCCTCAAACAAGATAACTTCTGATATAATATAATTACCGTTTTTGTCCAATCCGTCATAAGTGAACATACCGCCCATACTAAGGGTGTTAATATGCCCGCCCTTAATTAACCTGATTAAATGTTCTGTTTTCTCTGTTAGCTCAATTGACCCCTCGACATATAGACCTTTTTGGTCTCTTACAATTACATCAAAACTACCCACCATGTGATCAGTATCCGCTATATGGTCACGTAGCATCGGCAGCTTCTTAATTGTTTTTATCGTTTCGTCAAATGCCTGAGATGAAACAATATCGCTTTCCCTGTCGACATTCCCAAAGGTTGACAGGTATCCTGCGATCCTAACATTTCCATTTTCTTCTTTTGTTTCTGTAAGCTCAAACGATTTAAGCTCTTGAAACATTTTGCATTTATTTTCATCGAGATTATTACTTTCTATATATTGTTTTACTCTTGAAACAAGATCATTTTTTGGCTGCATTTTGTTTTTGCTCCTTAAGCTCTTGTTTTTTCTTTATTTGGTCAGTATCGTAATTTTTCTTAAACATTAGCCAATCTCCCTTACTACTTCCGTTCCTGTGTGATTGGGCGGATATCTCAACGTAAGCATTTGATCTATAGGGATATCAGTTCTTAGGCAATCAAACCCAACCTTTACCCCATCGATACAGCCTATAACATCAACCGTTTTTGCTCCCATTTCACTGTATGATTCATAACTAACATATCTATAAGCGTTTGCGCTTTCTGTTCTTGCTATTCGTTGCGCTTTCCAGCCATCTTTTGATGTCAGGGTTTTTAGTTCGTCTTGTATTCGTTCTTTTATGGTGGCCATACTATCGCCATTTTCTATCGAATCTCTGACAATGCTCCTTAACTCTTCCCTCCGAGTATCAATAGTCGTGTCGACGTATTTAATGGCTAACTTTTCAACCATTAACGGTATCTTGTAATTAGAGAAAGATTTTTCAATTGCAACAGGCAGCAAACTATTTAATCCGGTTGCACTTACTGACACCGCCGATGTAAACATTTTTCTTGCTGATTGGGTCATTAATTCACGTTCGGAATTAGCGAATATATCATCAATGTTAGCGGCTTTTACATCTTCAATAGATATATTTTTTTCTAATCCAGCCAATACCCTTTTGCCGTATTCCTTGAAATATTCGTTAATGAATACAAGCATTTTCTTTTGTACTAGTTGCTTGGTTGCTTTGCTTGCACGATGAAACGCCAATTGTGAATCAGTCGCTTTTGTATCGTGATTATGTCCACAAGATAAGCTCTTTTCTTCTTTCAATGGTTCAACTGCTTGCATCTGCATCGGGTTGTCTATACTGATAGAAGGAACATAAGACATTAACATGTATCTATTATCTAGTTGTGCATCGCCTTCAACTCTAGGCAATCCTAATAGTTCACGACTTTCATTTTGCGACAATATGCCACGATCAAAAGCCCCATTAATTGCTACGGATACTTTGGCAATATCCACATACTTTTTTTGCGTTAAAACAAAAGAATTTTCAGGCTCTATCGTTTTGCATATCCTTGTTACAAACCGTTGAAAAGGTATAGAAAATCTTGGTATAGTACCTTCAAAATAGCTTTTCATCTGTTCGGGTGCAGTATCATATTTTCCGGATCCGTCTATACCTGCAATAATATCAGGCAAATAAAAAGCCGATGCGATACCCTGTTTTGTGAACCGCTGTTTGTCTATCATCTCCATATCTTTCATGGATAACGGCAAAGCTTTTATATCGCCACCTGGCAATGTGTATAATGGGTCAAACCAGTTTTGATTGCCTTTTATTTTCGAGTTCATTAGTTTTTGCCATAACTCGAATTGTTCTGGATGCATGTCAGCAGGCGGTGTAATTATTATATTAGAGAATACGCCCTCTTCAAAAAACTGTTTGCTTAGTATATTAGCTACTTGATCCTGCTCGAGGGTAGAAGCGTTCATCTGTACCACGCCCATACCACGAATAATATTTTTAATACAATTAATTTTGAGTTGGAATACTTTGTCGGGTTCTAACTGTGAAGCCAGAGAGTCAGCCACTATCTGGTACTTAGATATACAGGAAAAGCTTTCAGTGTCTCGAGAAGAAACGATCCGCCCAGTAGTAGAAATTATGTCAACATCTGAGGGTATAACAGGGTATAATGACTTTATTTGTCCCGACAAGTCCTTCTCAAAAGCATTTGGAATAACAAAGGCGTTACCATCAAGTAACATGTGGGCACAGATCATGCTAGCCCAGAGATCGTATGATAAACCAGTAAAAGGATTATTTAATAACTGAGCAACTTTTGAGTTGTTAACAACTTTTCCGGTACGATCGTTAACTATTTTCCATTCAAGCCCTGATATATCGTTAGTGATAGTAGTTACACATCTACCAACATAAGAGATTGTTTCTATAGCATTCAGGTATTGTTTGGAACTGTTAAGCGTGGACGAGACTCCCGACGATTTGCCATCAAAAAAGAAATTCTGTGGCGGGGAAGCGGTAGTACTTTTTTTGTTTAGCAGGGTATTTGTAGCCAATTTAAGGCGATTATAGAAACTTGCCATAGCCATACGAAATATAATATCACGGTTTTATGGAATTAGAAAACAACAATCTATTTTAGCCAGTCTTGCCACGTCCCCTTATTAAGCCCCTCCACGCTATAGCGTAGCGCATCAATAAAATGGTTAAACTCATCAATAGGTTTGTTTGTTGCTCGGCCTTCTTTGTCAGTATCCCAAGCGTAATTATTAAATTCTATTATGGCGTTCTTACATTTCGGATGAATAATCACCTGAAACTGTTGAATGAACTGAATGCCATTAACAACACTATCTTTACCTTTTGCAGCTCCAATTATACGATAAATCCCCAGCCCTTTTATTTCGTCTATGCTTTTTGGTTCAGCACAATCAGCGGTTATTTTTTCTTTTGCATACCCCTTATATTTCAGCATGTCAGCAATTTGATTATTTTTCATGCCATGCTCATAATGTTCATCGAATATATATATTATCTTTTCTACGGTATCAACTAGGCTACAACTTAACGAAGTAGGATCTGCAGTATACCCAAAATCCAACCCAAAACAAGATTTAATTCCCGGTGTTTTCCGGATCTCATCAACGTCAAACTCTCGTTCTTTCCAGTTATCAAATATCAGCCCTTCACTTATCCCCCAATCGCCTAACCCTTCAACCTTGTATCGCCTTGGATATCGCTCCCGCATGTTCTCAAACAGCCCAATATCATCAGCACCAAGAAATTCATTGCATAGATAGTTAGTAGTTTTTGAAAAAGTGTCAGCGTCAGGCGCATCAAAAAACCGTGATTTAATCCAGTGCCGTTCATTCCAGGGGTTTAATGTGCCTGTTATCTGTTTGGTTATATGTGGCGGGGTTTTTCCCCTTATAGACATATCGATCTTATTGAAATCATCTTCACTGTTAATCTGGAAAAACTCTTCAAACCATGCCCAGCAAAGATACCCTTTTTCTACTGTGATAGATGTTATAGACTGGGGGTCATCAAGCCCTCTAAACAGGATCTTTTGGCCTGTAGGTAGATAAGTAATAGTAAGCGGTGATACTCTTGTGTCCCAATACTGTGATACTTGCAACCGATTAATAGCCCACTTTAATTGAGAGAAAGTAGAATCTTTGTGTGTGTTATAATTTTTCCTGACTACCAGTAAATTAGCGTCAGGCGTAGACATCATATGGAGTATATACCATATAGCAGTGGTACAAGATTTCTTACTACCTCTCGAACCCTTTACAATCCGGTATCGTTTTTTCGTAGTCCAGAAATCCTTGTAGCCTTTCCCAACAATATCATTAATATCAAGTACGATATCACTCATAATTACTAATAACTACCCATTTCTTTACCCCTTTTCTTTTTTTTTATTCATTCATATTTTTTATGTTTCATGCTTTATTCACCACTTTGTTTTTACTCACAAGCACATAAATCCGATTCAAAAAACCAGCCCTCTAGGTCTTTGTTTCCAAACTCAACAAAATAAGATCGCTTGTTTGTTGGCGTTACGTTTAGAAGCATAACATGCCCAATCTTTCCGTTTCTTGTTTCTTTTACTTTTTGCTCTGGCTCATATAGGAAATTAAAAAAAGCTTCTTTTTGTTTTTCTATAAAAGAATCGTTTATCACCCTAACCTGTCCTTCACCCATCCAGCGACTTCCTTTGCTGCCTTTCCAATTAACAAACGCACTGACCCCGTAACCGGATTGATACTTAATATCTTCTACCTCGCCAATATCACCACAACTACTAATAACTATCATTCCTTGTTGCAAACTTGTTTCTAATCTAAACATTTCTTTTCCTCTTTTCTTTTTTTTTATTCATTCATCTTTTTTATGTTCTCTAACTGCTTACATATCATGGCGAGGTCGTCCTCGCATAGATCCGCAAACGATACTTTTATGTTAGTAATATCCTTATACCATGCCTTATACTCCGCCATTGTCTCACCATAACAACTAGCAACTTGTCCCAGCAATACGTGGACTTTACTAACCAGCTTAGTATGTGGTGTTTTATGCCGCTGCATATCTTCGCCTAATGACGTCATTCTGGAACATCTGAGTGTATTAGGATATCATTAATCAATAATGACTGAGTAATCGGATTGTTTAAGTCGTTAGTGAATCTATATTGAAGTATAACCTCTTCTTGTTCGTCAATCTGTTGCAACCTTGCAATCAGTTCTTTTATTTTCATTTCCCTTACTCCCTTAACTCGTTTATAATCGTTACACCAAGCTCTCCGGTATGCTGGATTTTATCCGTGAACATTCCCAGGTGCTTTCCCAACAGTTCATACGCCTTATTTACAACGCTACCATGATAAGTGTATTCACCTGTTGCATTTCCTTCTTGGTCATAAACAGGTTCTTCCTGCATCGCTCTTTTAATGTTGAGCTGCAACCCAGCTAGCACCTTTTCGACTGTTATCTTGTTTGAATTGGCGATATCCGCCCTTAAACCACCTAGATAATCATTGATCTTATCTTTTGTTAACATTCTTGAAGCCTGCATATCAGCGGTTTTTTTAGAGTAACCCGCCCTTATTGCTGCTTGTGTTCCGTTGAGATCAATCAGATATTCCTGACAAAATCTTTGTTGTTTTTCTGTTAAGTTATTGATAATGTTTCTTACCATTCGACTATGTCCATTTCCTGCCATATTCTATTTTCATTTATTTACCCTCAAAACGATACCATTTAAATTTTTCACAGGCTGGCTTTTTGCCAAAAATATAGACAAAATACCAAATGCTTTCTTTGTTTTCACAAGTCGACCATCGTGAACCATCAGGGAACTCTTCACGTAACATGTACTTACAATCCGTACAAATGCGGTCTGTCCCGTCTAAAATTTCATGTATTTCTTTCCTTATTTCTTCCATTTCCCATAAAATTTTTTCACCTACGTTCTTTATTCCAGATAAATCCATTTCAAAATATATCTCACCATTATCCTCTATTGCTTTTTTTGATAAATTCCTAGCCCTTGCGCTATATGTGTTCTTCATTTTTTAGCCCCAATCAACTTGGATATTACCCAAAAAACCATAAATACTATTGATTTGATGATCATGTAAAAAATATACAATATAGCCGAATAAAACGCCAAACAGGAGATTATTCCCAGCGTACGAGCATTAAAGAAAAACGTGACAACATTAACCATAGCTAAATAACAATCAGTAAACCCCAAAAGAAAATCAATATTCATTTATTTTTCCCCTTCAACACGAATGCCCACGTGTTTAACGTGATATTTTTGATACACTTTTTCTATATCGCTACTCGGTATACCATCCCATTCTTTTTGATTTTTGCTCATCTCGTAACGAATGAATACTTCACTACCTGATACCACTGCCCTTAAATACACCGGGCTGTTTATGATTTTGAATGTATCACCTATAAAAGTATCGCCAACAATTCCTCCGGCTTCAAAATTCTTTTTTACTGTCACAACAGAGACAAGAACCAAAAGAATCAATCCAATCGTCCATAACATTATTGTCGTCAATATAACCAACCTCTTAAACAAAAGAAAATCTATATTCACTCATAACCCTCCAACTTTAATTTAATTAATAACAAGTAACCAATAACACAAAATCCAAAACAATAAACGCAACAAAAACAGTAATAGCAATTAAGGATTTTTTATTACTCATTCATTCACCTCTTCCCTTGACTTTTCATAGTTCACACAGACCTCATAGTTAATATGCCACAACATCCCACTAACATTAGTATCTGCGGGATATAATACATAATTGTCGTCGATTATTACCGGGGCATTTGCCATCCAATCACCGTAAAAAACATTGTGTATATTTTCGTAGTCGCTTGATTCGAATGATAACTCAATCTTGATTTGATCAACACAACAACCCTCGCTGTACTCAATATTAATCTGCTGACCCAAAACCTTATTTATTTGTTCAAGCTTTTTTAGTAGCCACCTAACAGCTTTATTATAATCAAAACCTTCTAGTAACTTCACTTATTCACCCCTTTTCAAGTAAAACAAAGCACTTTCTAAGTCATCAACCGCCCTATTTAGCTCCTCGTATTCCCTAATAACAAGCATAGAACCTTTTTTGACTCTAAAGGCATCATAAAATCTATCAATCTTTTCAAGAAATCTAGCGCTTTCTTTCTGTGCAACTTTTAAATTTCCGAGATATATTTTATCGCTTTTTGTTCTTTTCATACTTATTCACCCCTTGAATTATTTTTCATCTGCCAGATAACCTTATCAATCCACTCGATATTTCCACACCGTTTAACCTGGCATTTCTTGCAATCTTCGCATAACCTTTTCAATAATTCTTTACCAAAAATAGCAATCTTTTCAGCCCACCAACTGCCATAATCAACCGCCATAAGCAAGCCCCTAAACTTTTATTTTTTCTTTGTGCTTTTCTATCATATCCATTACCGCCAGTGTTAAATGCTTAGTCGGACTAGTTTCCGCTATCAGACAGGCAATAGCATATTTTTTCTTTAATTCTTTTTCAATCCGAAAACTCACATGTTCTATCATAATTATACCATCCATTCCAAATCATACTAAATACATATATATGTTAACATGCAATTATGATTATATCAATCTCTTTCAGCCCATCCCCTCATAGCCATTTTGTTTCTATGTTTTTTGTATTCCTCCTGTATATCAATACCCATGCCATCCAACATAGTAAAACAAGCCTGCATGACATCAAATGTCTCTTCTATAATCCTGTCCCATCCACCATTACGACTTATTTCATATGATAACTCTTCTGACTCTTCTAATATTTTATAAGCCTGCTCGCTTGTATTATTCCTAGTCTTAACCGCCTTGAAATCAAGTAACATATCATCACCCCTTTTTCTTGTTTATTTTATAATACCGCTTCATACACCAACATACAAATATGACAATATCAATCTCTTTCACCCCTTTCTTACCAAAATTTCAGCCTACAAACAATAACAACAATACCTAGAACAAATAAAAACATTCCTAACATGGGAGAAATAAAATCATAATCACCTTTTTCTTTCCCAATAAAATATACAGACAAAATCCACAAAACAACTAACAATATTTTCATACCATCACCCCTTTCTTTTGTTTGTTTTATAATACCGTTTCATACACCCATCACATATCGTTTTAACTTTTTCCTTCTTTTCGTTTGTAATTATTTTAGACATCTTAATATCCCCTCTTTTCGTTTTTAGCTTAATAATATATATCCCCGAAATCGTACTAAATCCTCATCCGTATCAACATCAAAGTCCTCGGGTATTACGT